CTCCCATTTTTCATAGGTGCAATATGGCAAAAGATAAAATATCGCCTCAACATTATTCAAAATACAAAATAGAACCAATTGATTTTATACAAGCTAACGATCTTGGGTTTTGTGAAGGCAACGTCATAAAATATGTACTTCGCCACAAAGACAAAGATGGTCTGCAAGACCTATTGAAAGCCAAGCAATACATAGAGTTTTTAATCAATACATATGGAGATTCTAATGGATAAACGACCTGAAACAGTAACAGTAACTATGACATTATTAGAATGGAGAGTTACGTTAGATGCCCTTGCTTCTGCAAATACTTGGGCAGATGAAAAAGACAAAGACACATACCCAAGAAACTGGGCAGTTAAACATATACTACCCAAGTATGCCTATGCTTGTAATCCCAAAGACAAAAAATACAAGAACGTGCCTTTAAGCACATTGGTTCAACTGCAAGTAATTCATAAACACGATTATAAAACTAATGATTTTTTTTTACACGATTATGAAATGAAAGAAAAAGCCAATGAAAAATAGCCTAATTAAAAAATATGAAAAAACAACTCAACTCAATGACAGAGGTACAAGAATGAGAATTATATCAGAAGAAGAAATGATTGCCGTAGTCAAAGCTCATGAAGCCAAAAACAAACAAGACTTAGAAGACGGCATAGCCAATTTACATGAAGAACAAGCATTAAAAATACATATGGAGGAAACTAATGCAATTATTAACGAAAGAAATCAAAGCAAAGCTGTTGCGTAACGGAGATGTAACTAACAGAGGCAACGATCATAGACCTGTAGTTAAATACTTTGGTGGTGGTGCTTGCACTTGGCTTATAACAGAAATGGATTCAGCCGATGAAGATACACTGTATGGCTTGTGTGACTTAGGTCTAGGTTGTCCAGAACTAGGTTATGTAAGCCTAGAAGAATTACAATCGTTAAAGTTTACACTCAAGCTGACATTTGGATTAGGTGTTGAAAGGGATCTCCATTTCAAAGCCGATAAATCACTCAATGATTATTACCATCAAGCAGTCAGAAGACAAAGGATCGTAGCCTAATGTGGGATAAAATCAAAACAATCAAGCCTCTGTCAAAAAAAGCCAACTGGATAGGTTGGTTTGTGACTGTGCATTTAATACAATCATTAATTTTGCTAATATTATTAATGGGTGTCGGTATTAATCCAACTTTAGTTGTGTCTGTTGTTGCAGCACCTATGTGGATTGCAGTTGCTTTTGTATCAAAATATATAACCGATAAGATAATGGAGAAATAAATGAATATAAGATTAAAAATAGGTTATTCAAACTATTTACTATCAGGAAACAATCCTAAACTAATAGAGTTTGCTGGTATGTTTTTCAGTCCTGATATTAAGATTGAGAAAATCGAAACAACTTACATAGATGTTGACGAAAAAAACTCAAGAGAAATGAGTGTTGCAGATTTAAAAGCAATAAAATTATATTGCGATGAAGCTAACATCAGTACGTTTCAGCATTACGAAACAACTGAACCAATTGGTATAAGCATGGCTGATGAAGCTTTGAAAGCTATAACTCCAATTCAAGAAGGTTTAGAAAAGCTCATTAAAAAAGCAGTTAATAGACCAAAAGAAGTAAAATCTGCTTAATAAAAAAAGGAGATATGGGGGAACATCACTAACTCCATATCTCCATATTAATGATAACATTAACTAAAGGAGAATAAATTGTTAATACAGTTAAATCAACTAAAACCAAATCCAAGCAATGTAAGAACAGTTAAAGCTGATAACTTGGATAAACTTATCGCCTCAATTAAATCCAGGGACTTACTCCATAACCTAGTCGTTCAGAAGAATGGTGTTGGTTATAATGTAATAGATGGTAACAGACGTTATGAAGCGTTATGCAAAATACATGGCAAATCATCTGCTATAGAAATAGATTGTAAGCTTATTGAAGATGATGCCACAGAAATTGGTGCTATGGCTAATATGCTTAGAGAAGGCATGCACCCATTAGACGAAGCTGAAGCTATCCATAACGTATTAACAGACGGAGAAATGGATTATAACCAGCTTGCCTCAAATTGGGGACAAACAAACAAGTGGGTTATGCAACGTGTAAAGCTTGCTGAGTTATCTACTACAGTTAAAGAAGCTTTTAGAAATAAAGAATTCAATTTATCTATTGCTCAGTTATTTACTGTTTTAGACCATGAAGCTCAAGATGAGCTATACAAGAATTGTAATGGTAGATTTAATTATGATGATATAGAGGACTTAGTTCAAGAAGTTAAGTTAATTTCATCTAAGGTTATTATACCAAAAACACATAGGCTATATAAGACTATAGAGTTTACTGGAGACTTGTTTAGTGAATTCCAATATGTAGCTGACATGAAAAAGTTCTTGGCTATACAGTTAGAATATGTCGAAGAAAAAGCCAATAGTTTAAGGAAAAAACACAAGGATTGTACTGTAATTGATTGCCACCCATCAGAAATAAAAGGGTTGCTTAAAAATTTAGTTCAATGTTACTCAAATGAAGAAAAAGACTTAGATCCGAAAGACATCAATGTAGTTATTACATATCGTCCTATACGTGGTGACTTATGGATTATGAAATACAGAAGCAAAATAGAAATGTCACAAAAGGAACTAGATGCTATTGAATCTGGAGTAATACCAGAACTTGGTTTAGTAGATATGTCTAATCCTCAACGTGAACTTACACATAATTTATATTATAATTATTTACGTTCAGAGTTTTGGAAAGCTGGCGATGGATATACAAAAGGACACGTTGCTCTTGCAATGATTTGTAATAATGTAGTCAGACCATCATACTTTGCTGACAATTACTCAGAGGTAAGTAAGTATTTTGTAACATACACAGATACACCTTTTAATAAAATAACAGGAGTTGACGATGATTACTTTGACAATCTTACTCAAGAAATTATTAAGTATTGTAAAACTAATAAATGCAATTCTTTGGAATATTTCATTAACCAAAAACCTGCTGATCTCCACAATGTACTTTATAAAGGGCTTGTGGCTTCGATGGGTGAGAGTCAAGCCTTTCAGTCGCAGAAAGACCACTACCATATACTTGTTGCCAAAGACTGGTTTAAGCCGTCGGAAGAATGGCTCAATAAATATAAAATAACTCAATTACGTTTATTAGCTAACAAAGTTAAATGTAAATTATTACCTCACGACAACAAGAAATTAGTAATAGATAAATTACTTACTGCCTTCAAAGATGGTGCAGTATTTGATCCTATTAAGTTTCTTGACGAGGTTAAATGAACCCATGGTAGGGGCTAGTATGGAAAGATACTGTCCCGACTTAACTAGTGGTATCAGCTAAGTAGCCGAATCCAGCTTGAAAGAGCCTATAAGAACCAGATTGGTAAGCACCAGATTGGCTTGTAGGAAGCACACCTGAGAACGCTGACTAAGTTTATTCCAGGCGTAATGGGCAAACTAACAAAAAGCCACTAGTTACTTTTTTCAACAACAACAAAGGAAAAGCCAATGCCTAAATTAACAGTTAGGGAGCAAGAAGCTCTTACTCAAACTATTATTAATAAAATACAAAAAACAGAAGCAGATTATGCTAAACAAGATTTTAAATTAATAGAAAAAGAAATCAATAACATTAAAACTGCATATCAACATATGTTAAACCAAAAAACTGATTTAAAAAATAAATTAGCTATTTTGGACAAGCAACATGAAGAATTAGTGGATAAATTTAATAAAAATAGAAAATTTGTTGCTTATAAAAAAACAAGTCATGATTTTTATAGTGCTAATGTTTTAGATCAATGGGGCATTTGTTCACAAGACGATTATACTACAAAAGATAATATTTCAAGAGATGTTATTGTATCGACATTAAGAACTAATGAAGATATGGAAAAACTAATAGTTGATCTAGTAAATGCTTATCAACCTTGGAAAAGGCTAAAGATGGCTAGTTAGCTTTATATATTCCCCAATAGGCTATCAGACTTGCTTCAGCAAGACCATCTTGGTTCTTCTGCTGCCAGAGATGGCTACCTTGTGGAAGTAATTCAGATGCACGTTTACGGCTTGCATCTTTATCACTAGGACAGTTTAAATCCTTCTTCCATGTTCTAGGGCTTACTTCTGTATAAGACATTCCACTAGCTACAATAAGCCCAAGATAAACTCCATAACCCATACCAGTAGCAAACGTGCTTACTAAACCTTGTTGTGGCATAGCTTGTTGTTTTTCAATATATATGTGATCTGGATCATGTTCATCAAACATTCTCATTAAAGTCCACATATCTAAAAACCTTTTCTTTTTAGGTTTTAAATTAACGGTAAATATAGGAGCTTTTTCAGCATGTATGGTTTTACTTTCATTATCAAAGAAAGCAAGTCCTCCTGAAAGACCAGGATCAATTCCGCAAATTATCATTTATCGCCTCCACATAGATTTTACATTTGAGGGCAACTGCCCAGCAATACAAATTAAATGCTGTTGGCTTTCTATTCCCAGTTTCCCACTTGGCAACTAATCCAGTCGCACAACCAATTATGTCATCTAATTCGCTTTGTGGGATTGCAAGCTGGTTTCGCCTTTGACGAAATTGCTCAATTAAATCTTGAATAAACTGCTGTTCTTTAGTATCCATTTTGCACACACCTCTTATGAGAGATATGACTAGATAACTAGGCAGTAATCAATAGCACTTGACTTCTATACCTAAATACCTAATCTAAACATGTTAATTAAGAAATGGGGTGCAATATGTTATCAATAGAACAAATGAATTTTAATGCTGCCGTACTAAAAAAATTAATGCTAATTACTCAATTAAGAAACAATCGCACTCAAACAAAATATTTATCCTATACTAACTCAACACATTTAAAATATATGTTTGGTATGTGGATATTACACGGCTATTACACACAAAGACCTTTAACTGCATCATTAATAACTATGGAGCTAGGTTGTAGCCGTAAATCTACAGATGAAATGGTAAATGATTGGGTAGCTGAAAACTGGCTATATAAAGAAACTGGAATGGATAAAGATGCAAATAAAATGTATTTACACCCGTGTGAAATTCCACTAGAACACAACGCAGAATGGTTTGAGTGGTACGAAGAAGAAATACAACCAATGATGATTGAAGCTTCTCTAAGTTTAAGAAGCTCTAAAACAAATATTGCTGATGTTCAAAATTCAGTAAAGTTTAATACCTCTAACACTAGCAACCTACGTGGTATTGAACATAAAATAACCTCAGTTATGCTTAAATCCAAAGTAATAACTGGGAAAGTAATTTAAAAATCTGATTTAGGTCAGAGAAGGTGCAAAATGGAAACGAAAGTTTCAACGACTGACATTGTATATCAATGGGTAACTTCTACTATTAAACGTAAAGGTTGGTCAGCTAGAAAATGGGCAATGAGTTCTGAAGTAGCACCTTCGACACTACAACGTTTTATTTCAGAAAAGCCTTGGTGTTTATCACAAACGGTAATTTCTAAATTAGCAAAAGTAAGTGGCTCATATCCTAAATTTAATGATAACGAATTACATGTTTCCAAAATAAAAACAATACCAATAATGGTGTTTAAAAAAGGTGTACTGATGGAAACAGATGATAAAATTGTAACTACACAAGATATATCACCAGATGCTTATGCTATTCCTATTCAATGGAATACAATGGATCGTGCTGGCTTTTCTATAGGAGATACGATTGTTGTAGACCCTAAGAAAAAGCCAACAAATGGTAAATGTGTTTTAATTAATTTTAAAAATAAAATACAAATTATGGAATACAGAACTCCTTATTTACTTCCTAGATCATCAGACCCAAACAATAAAGAAATTGATATGGGTTTAGTGGATATTTTAGGAGTTGTAGTTCAGTTAATTCGTAACGTTTAAAAAAATTTAACTAATGTGCCTAGATAATTAGGTAAACGAGGTGTAAAATGAATAGAATGACTAGAAAAGACTTTAGATGGTTAGCAGAGGAAATTGCTCCGATGATTTATCAAAACGATATGAAGGACTTTGCAAAAGCAGTTAAGTCCTACTCAAGAAATAGCAGATTCGACATGGATAAGTTCTTGGACGTTTCAAAGTTATCCTGGGAAGGACGCAATAGTCCTCATTCTCAAGATGACTGGTTATCAAACGATATAGATAAACAATATCAGGAAGGAAAAAGAAATGGCTCTATCTCAAAAGCAGCTTAGTGAACGCAAAAACTTTATAGGCTCATCAGAAGCTAAGATAATAGCAAATGGCTCATTTGAAGATTGGGCAAAGCTTATATCAGAAAAAAAAGGTGAACAACAAAGACTTGTATCAAAACAATTACAGTTCTTATTTGATACGGGTAATTACATGGAAGCCTTTGTTTTAGATCAGTTTGAAAACGTATCCAACCTTAAAGCAAATCAAAGAAATAGTGGCAGAACAGTTGACCATATGGGAACTCCAGTACATTCAACTTATGATGCTATAGCCTCAGATGGCAATCCTATTGAAGCAAAAACACATTTTGGCTTTATGAGCATGGAGGATCTTTGTGATTTATATGCTCCTCAATGTCAGCATCACATGCACACTTCTAGTAAAGATAGTTGTTATGTTGTTGCTTTCTTTGGCGTTCATTGTCGGCTTGAATACCGAATGATTAAACGTGATAATGATTGGCTTGATATGTATTTGGAGCAATGCAATAAATTCTGGAATTGGTATATAAATGACGTTATGCCACTTGATTTTGAGTTGCTTCCACCAGTTGACTGGACAGATCAAATCACAATTAACATGAATCAGCTTGAGTCATGGGATTTATCTATGCAATCGCAAATGAATCTAAATGCACAAGATATTATAGAAGCAACAAAAGCCAATAAAATATCTGATCTAGCTAAAGCAGAAATCAAACATTACATACCTGCCAATTGTCGCAAAATGGTCTTGGATTTGTCAGGTAACTTAGAAGGCGACAAGATAATCGTATCTCGTAGCAAGACCAATACAATCACACTTAAACATCAAACTAAGAAGGAAGTAAAAAATGACATCTAAAAACTCAACTAAATCGGTCTGGGAAACATTGTCAGAAATAGACGTGACATCACATATAGAAATGAAAGGTAAGTTTGCTTATGTTTCATGGGCATGGGCTTGGGCTTTGGTAAAACAAAACTATCCTACTGCAACATTTGAAAAGCTTACATTTGTTGACAACCAAAATAACATACTACCTTTTATGCGTGACTCACTTACCTATACATATGTGTCATGCTCAGTCACTATTGAAGGCATTACACAAAAAGAAATTTTCCCAGTATTAGGCAATAAGAACGAACCAATAAAAGCTGCAACATCAATGCAAGTTAATACGGCACATCAAAGATGCCTTGTTAAATGCCTTGCTTATCATGGCTTTGGTACAAACGTATATGCTGGAGAAGACTTACCAGTTATGGACGCAAATTATGAAATCAAGAAAGCTGATAAAGATCAACAAGATCATCAGCATTATCAACGTATAGATTCATTGCTTGCAGAATGTAATACAAAAGAAGAACTTATAGCCACATGGAAAAGTGAATCTCCTGTTATATCAAAGCTTGATAACAAGATTGTCACTAAGCTACAAGGTCATTACAAGACATATCTTAATACATTAAAAGCCAAAGCGGCTTAATGGATAAAAGATATCCACTTGCATATCTACTAGAAGCTTCTTGCGGTTTAAGTCCTACTAATAAAAACTTAAACCGTTGGAAAGCTTTACTAAGAAAATCTTCTGTGCCAATAATCCTAGATAGTGGAAGTTGGTTAATAAAAGAAATAGATTTTGAAAACTTCTTGAAGGGCAGGGAACATTGCTTCAAGTTAGAAAAAGAAAAAACAGTCCGTACTGGCAAATTCAAGGGTTTATCAAAGTACCCAATGGCAGTCACAGAATTAGGCAAAGTTCAGGAACTGCTGATCGCCAAGAAGCAGAAAACTTGGCAATCGAAATCCACAGAAGGGTTATAGACAACGCTTATGGAAAAGGACACTCCACAGACTATAGCTTTGGAAGTGCTACGATTGATTACCTCCATTCAAAAGAATCAATCGATATGTCAGAACAAGGAAGAATACGATTTCTTGATAAACATTTCGGGAATACCTGCCTTACTGACATTAACAATGGAATGTTCGTTTCCTTACTTGATAGAACTAAGCCAGGAATTAAGCCAGGATACTACAACCGCATTAAAAACCAATTACAATCCATCAGAAAATACGGTATGCAACAAATCGGAAATGGGGAAAATACTATACTTCCCAAAATCTTTTCCAGAAAAGTAGAAAAAAAGAAACCAGTATTTCTTACATATGAAGAACAGGAAATTTTAATCAATGAATTTAACCCAATTCTCCGACCACTTATTATTTTCCTTTGCTATTCAGGAGCTAGGATTGGTGAAGCCGTTTGTTTACTATGGGAAAACATCGATATGGATAAACGGAGAATCATCTTTTGGAAAACCAAAAACGGTGATTTTAGGTCTATCCCAATGCACAACAGGATATACGAAAGCCTACGTGGTATCAACAGAGAACGAAAAGGTCCAGTATTTTTCTCAACTAAACTCAAACCCTTTGGGTATTACTATAACAGAAGCACTAAGGTGCTGGACAAAACTCATGCACAAGCCGTTAAAAGAGCCTTTGGAAATAACAAAAGATTTACTGTCCATAACTGGCGATCACATTGGGCATCAACACACGCTTTAATTGGTATCAATGATAAGAAGCTTATGGCTCTTGGTGGTTGGAATGACCCTAGATCAGTATCAGCCTATGTCAATCTTAACCCAGATCAATTAATGGAAGACATCAACAAAATGAAATAACCCACGCAACAGTAGTGGGGAAGGAGAGTAAAATGAAAACAATACATAATCCACCTGATTGGTCTAACATGTTTAACATTGCTATTAAAATAGTAGAAACAAGTTTACGTCAGCCTAACCAAGTTCCTTTTGTTGTCGAAATGCTTAAATATGGACAACGTATGCACAAGAATGATATTGAATGTTCAGAGTGTGGTCATAACGAAATTGACACAGAATTGTCACAAAAACAGAATAACTAGATAATTCTTCTAGTGTAACCAAAGGTGGAAGCCAAACTATGATTGACTTATATGACAGTGTAGAGGTCATCGGTTCGAACCCGTTTAGCTCCACCATTAATCAAAAAAAAAGACCATAATGTTAGGCGATCTAACACTTACAGCCTCTTTTCCCCACTACTGCCGAGTTGGGCAATACCTAGATAACTAAACACATTTGTGCGACTATGCTCAATTCACATTACTAATACCTATATAATTGACACAGAATTGTCACAAAATAGATTTCTTGCAATGTGAATGGAAAAGCAAAGGGACAGCTCTAACATTAAAACTGTCCCTTGAAGGTGCATTATTAAGTTACAATAAATAATTTAAATGAGGTATTCACATGTATGAAAATTGTAAAAACGAAGATTGCAAAGCTCCATTGCTTCCAACTAAAGTTCCAAGAGACGCACCAAGACAATGTTCTAAATGTAAAAAGGATAGTTATGTTTCAAGATTAAAAGGTATTCAAAGGGAATGTCTTGCACAACAAGTTATAGTTCCTGAAGAAATGTTTTTTGAAGATGCTATAGTTGAAGATGATAATTTTATCTATAAAAGAAAACATGTTGATCATTTTCATATGCAAAGCACAATGAAGGATATGTCAGATTATAATATGTAATTAAGTTAACATCTCTATAGCTGTTAATCTTGTTGCATAACAACGTTTATCCCAGCCTTTGCCAAAAGTGTCATAGTTCTTAAGACCTCTGTAAAAAGATGATCTTTGAGCAGTATAAACTTCTATGACACCTTTGATTGAAGTAGGGTAGTTATCTATTGCCTTTAATGTTCCAGATCCAATTGCTCCGTCTACAGAAGTTGCTATAAAGCCTTGTAATACTTTTGCAGCTCTAGACACTCCAGCATTAACTGCAAAGTCAAATACTGCCCAATCAAGACCAGAAGGTAAATCATCGCCTCTGACTTTATCCCAGTATTTTCTTTTATATATCTCACCAACATGTTCTAAAGGCATTTCTTTCATGTCTTCTTCAGTAACATCTCTCCCCAAATATTGTTCATATACCTTTCTGGTAACACCGTAATTTGTCATTCCTCCTGGATCAAGAGGGTGGTTAACATATCCTCCTTCATGTTCAAGAACCAACTTTAAACATTTATCAAAGTTATCTTTCATTTAAACCCTGCGACTTTCTTACAGACCTAACGTGTTTAACGTAAAAGTATCTTTCGATAGCTCCAAAAAACCTTGATAATTTCAACCAAAACCAAATCATTTTTTTATCTTTGCTATTGATTTAAGTCCAAAGCTTGCCGCTATTGAAGCCAAGATTCCATAAGATAACCATTCAGGACAATCTTCCCTAAGAAACTTAAAACCTTCAGATATATATGGTTGTAATGCAGGAACAAAACATGCAAAAATTAAAGCTATAAAGCAAATAGTCCATGCTTCATCTTTCCAGCTATTGTCTGAAGCATCAATGGCTTTCTCTTCCCAACTGCCATCTTGCTCAACACGTTTAACCTGGGCTTGTACTTTAGCGACTTCTAATGTTTGTATTAATTTGGCTTTTTCTTGCTTACCTTCAAGCCAAGTACCAGCTAATGAAGCAACTGCACTTATAATTGGTAACATTAATATATCCTCACTTTCTCTGGGTCTATTTGGGGAACTAATTTACACATACAATTATATTCTTTAATTCCATCTTTGGTTTCTAATTGCTGACCACTTAAATGTTTTGAATAGAACAAACAATCCCTTATCGATTTGAAATAAATTGAACCAGAAGCTACTGTTGCCATATAGCAAGCCAATACAAATGCACTCATATCAACCCCTTCTTCTTAGCTAATATAGCAAGCACAGTTACAACACCTGAAAACAAAGCAGTTATTAGAATAGCTAAAAATATTTTCATAATTATGTCTTGCAGACGTTCTTTTCTTTTTGCATTTTCCTTTAACATTTTCTTTCTGTTGACTCTGGCTTCAGTACAGAAAGCAACGTAATCTATGTAAAGGTTAGGTCTGCCGTAAAGTTGCATGAACTCTGCAAGTTTAGCTTTCTTAACTCTAATATCTTCAAGTGCCATAAATTCTTCAAGGTCATTTTCTTCCTTGCCAAGAAACTTAGTCCAAATACTATTCTTTTTTCTTTGAACATCAGCTTTTAGTTTTTCTTCAGCACCTACAAAATTGGCGATACTTTTGCCACAACTATGAAGTTCTCGACCATTTTCTATGGTTTTTTTTATTATTGCAAAAGCAGAATTAGCAACAACTAGCATTTCAAGCATGTGCTACCTCAATAGTAATCCTGCCATCATTACGATCATTGTGGCTGTCGTGCCTAGCATAATTTGCTCTAGTCTTCTTAGCCTAGACAATGTCTCTCTCCAACGTTCAGTACATACTGCTTCATGAGTGTCTAATTTAGCTTTGACCTCTGAAGCATTAACCATTATTTTCTTCCTTCATTCATGGTTTCAATAACATCTTCGTTCTTTAAAGATTGTATCAACGAATTAGTAAATGCACTTTGAGCCACAGAGACTTGGTCTAATTGAAATCTAAGGTTAGTTGACTTAGCTTGAAGGTCGTTTATCTGCTTGATAAGATAAGTTTGGCTATCGTCAAGGTCTTCTTGATTGTATTCTTTACCATCAATGTTTATTACGTTTGACTTTGTTTCCATTTTAATCCCCTATGCTGTATAGCCATTTCCTGCTGTTATTGCTGAATTAACTGCTGTCATGCTTTCACTA